CAATCCACTCAGTGCCGCTATGGGATCAACGTGAACTCCGGGGCCCTGAGCGTGAGATTGATTGACAACTATGTTCCCGATGCTGGTACGGCCGCTTACCTCGACAGTGCGGCAGCGGGGCAGACGCGCGTCGGCGATACCGGCGGGCTCTACAACTTCTCGACAACTTCTCAAGCTCCCGCTGCGGCCACCCGTACTTACATCACGGGCTCGGCAATACGAATCCCACTGGAGAAGATGCGTATCGGTACTTCCTTCCGTTGGGATTTCACGATGACCAAGACTGCAGCTGGAACAGCCGCCAGCACCTTCGATATTGCGGTCGGGACGGCCGGCACCACTGCTGACACGGCACGGGTGTCATTTACCAAGCCGGCTGGAACGGCTGTTGTGGATGAGGCGGTGGTGTCTATCACGGCAGTCTGCCGGGGGCCGCTGTCGGCCTCCGGTATCTTCGTCGGCCATTTCCAGATGACGCACAACCTGTCTGCTACTGGACATGCCGCCATACCCGTCGTTGATGTGACGACCATCTCCGGCGCGTTCGATGTGACGACGGCAAGTCTGATCGTGGGAATCTGCATCACCAGCGGTACCGCCGACGCAATCACGATTCAGATGGTGCAAGCCCAGGCCTGGAACCTTTAGGACCATGAATGCCTAGTGCCTTCCAGTCCAACGCATTCCAGAACAACGCCTTCCAGACCTCAACGACGGGCGTGGTCAGCCTCACCGTAACTGCTACCGCGAGCATGTCATTGCTCAAGTCCGTCGGCAAGGCATTCACCACGACGGCTACGGGCAGTTCCACGGTCATGAAGCGTGTGAATCGTGAATTCGCAGTCACCTCCACCGGCACATCGGCACTGCTAAAGACCCCCGGTAAGTCTCTTGTCGTGACGGCGGCCAGCGCGGTGACGCTTGCAGCCAAGAAGGTGGCGACAGTGCTTCTGTCAGTAACGACCACGGCGGTGGTGACGCTGCTGAAGATGCCCGCCCGATTATTCGCGCTGACCGCCACTGGATCGCCGACACTGCTCAAGCGTCCGCAGAGACTTCTGGGCGCCGCAGCAACGGGAACAGTGACTCTTCTGAAGACTGCGGGCCGAACGCTCTCGGTCACGGCCACTGGGACAGCCATGCTCGCGCTCATGAGGCTCGCCACCATGCTGCTCTCGGTAACGGCCACAGGTACCGCCACGATTCGTAAGACCACTGCTCGTGCCTTGAGTGTCACGGCCACGGGTACAGCGAGCTTCATGCGTCAGGCGCAGAAGGCGCTCAGTGTCGTCGCCACTGGTGCGGCTAGCTTCGTGAGGCGCGTGTCGACCACCTTCGCAGTGACTTCAACAGCAACGGCCACCATCGCCAAGCAAGTCCGCCGAACACTTTCGGTGATTGCCACCGGAATCGCCTCAATGCTGGCCCAACTCCTAAGCGCGTTCATAGCCGGAAGTGTTGGCGCCGCAGATGTGGCACTGGCGATAGTCGGCGCATCCGATCTCGTTACATATACCGTTCGGGCATCTGATCTCGCGCTCGCTAGTGTTGGTGCCGCGGATCGGCGGGTGGCGTAGATGGCGAACACATATACCCGCGGCACGACGATTCGTCTGCATACCAACCCGCCGTTCAAGAATTTCGCAGGCGTCCCCACAGATCCGGGAACGGTCACCGTGCGGGTCACTTCAGTGGCCGATGCGGTGACCACGGATTACACGCTGGCGGCTGCCCAGGTGGTGAAGGACACCAGCGAATGGCTCAATGGAGACTTCTATTACGACCTCGTCACGGCTGGTCTTTCCAACGCCAAGCTTGGCCAGTGGGTATATGCCTGGATAGGAACTGGCGCTGCTGCGGCTGCGGACAAAAACACGTTCTTGCTTGTCTCGGAGATAACGCCATGACCACCTGCATGTTGAAAAGGGCGGCTGCGGCCATCATTGCTGCGCTAATCCTGTTCATCGTCAGTGAGGATGGCGGTGCCTTCAGTGCTGCGGGCGGATCTACGAGCACGGGACTCACGCTACAAGTGTGGTCGTATTCAGCCGGGTATTACAGCCTTTATCCACTTTGTCTCGGTGAAGACGACAGTCATCGTCGCAGCTGGTCCGGCACGCTTGCTCCGGGCGAATCGTTCACGACGACAGAGACCTTCTGCACTTTCGAGCAGCGCCTCGGTGGGCCAGGTGGTGAGGGGCTCGGCATTTGGGCATCCGGCCGCAATACCCTCTCATTGACTGCCACTTCTCCGTCCGGTGTTGTCTATGACGCTCATTACCTCGGTTCGTCTCGGGGCCATGAGTATTACGGCCGCTGCTTCTTGTGGTTCAACGGCATTCCTATTGAGCCCGGCACTTGGACTGTGACTCTTCTCAACCCTAATGAACGGCTCGATCGTGATGTGGGCCTGTCGGTAGTTGCTGGTATGGGCGATAAGAATCCCGCATGGCAGCAGGCGAACTGTCCAAGTGTTGACTGGAACTTCTAGATGAATCCTCGTGGCGCTGCACACCGGGCCATGCGTGGGCGTGTACTCATTGAGGAGAGGTACTGCGTGGGGTACCCCATCGGGATACATGGCAAGGTGCTGGTACCTACTACCACACTCGATCACATCACACCGTTGGTGCGCGGTGGACCTACTACGCGCGCTAACAGCGCAGGGCTGTGCTTCTCATGTAACAGCCGCAAAGGTACGAGCGAGCGTGTGAATGGACGCGTGTATCGCAATGACTGATAGACGTATGGGGGGAGCACCCCCTCGCGCAACAGGGCTGCCGACCAAATTGAACCCACTCGCCCAGCTCAAAAACAGCGCAGAAAAGGTATCGCCCTCGGCCGAATATCAGCGCGAGTGGCACGCAGCGCATCCCGGGATGCGGGCGCTTTACGCGCGCCGTTGGCGCGAGAGGAATCCCGAGGCTGACGCTGCCTACAAGGCTCGTCGTCGCAAGCCCAGAGTCGAGAAACAGTGCTTCTGCGGGACGGTGTTTTTGGTGGCGGTCGGGTCGAAGACCATCTATTGCCCGCCCCACCGGCGCACCAATGCTCGGACTCCACGCCGACGCCTGATTGAGAACACCCACACGCGCTTCCGGCGAGTGGTAGTTCGCTCTGGGGAACGGATACGACTGGCCGAAATCTACGAGCGTGATCGAGGCTTGTGTGGAATCTGCGGCACGGCGGTCGCGGCCGAAGCCAAGATGCCTGACCCGTTCAGCCCGTCGCTAGATCACATTTTGCCCATCGCTCGTGGTGGTCTGCATGTTCGCGCCAACGTTCGTTTGGCTCATTTCATCTGCAATGCAGCACGAGGGGCGCGCTCATGAGCGTTATTGATATCGAAATCCGCCGCTCAAAGAGGACTGCAGGCAAGACCGAGCAGCCGTTCACGCTCCCGCACTTCCGTAGGTGGGCGAAGCGGCTGATTCTAGACAACGGTCAGCCCTGGGTGCCCGACCCGTTCCAAGAAGCGTTCGTACAGGACCTCTTCGAGGGGCGTGCCGAGAACTGGTTGGTCATCCCTGAGGGGAACGGCAAGACCACACTCCTCGCGGGCATTGCGCTGTACCACTGCGAGCACCGCCAGCGCGCCTACGTCGCGATCGCGGCGTCGACGGTGAACCAGACCCGCACGCTCTACCGCCAAGCGGAGGGCTTTGTGACGCGCAGCCCAGAGCTCCATGACACGTTCGAGCCGTACTCAGGCTTCATCGAGATCCGCTGCGCTCTATCGGAGGGCCTAATCAAGATTTGGTCGGCTGATCCGGTCTCCGGCGACGGCATCATCCCGACGCTCTGCCTCATCGAAGAGGCCCACCGCCACAAGGACCTGACCCTGTACCGCCTCTGGCGCGGGAAGCTCGGCAAGCGCACCGATGGCGTCAACCAGATCGCGCTCATCTCGACCGCTGGCGAACCGTACTCGGACTTCGAGGAGACGCGGGCGGCGATGCGCCAGCAGGCCGACAAGGTCGAGCGTTACCAGACCTTCGGCCGCTACGTCTCAGAATCGTTCGTCCTGCACGAGTGGGCGGTGCCCGAGGACGGCGACACCGAGAATCTCGAACTGGTCACGAAGGCCAACCCGCTGCTGACGCTCAAGGACATCAAGGCAAAGCGCGCCTCACCGACGTGGAACGGTCCGCACTGGAACCGCATGGTCTGTGGACGGGCCACGCGCGCCGAGAGTGCCGCTATCCAAGAGGCTGAGTGGCAGGCGGCGCAGACCGACGAGCGCATTCCGGTCGGCGAGCCAATCTGGCTCGGGCTCGATGTCGGCTGGAAGACGGACACCACCGCGTTTGCGCCGCTCTACAAGACCGGCACCGAGCATCTGCTCGGGCCTGCGACCGTGCTGACCGCACCACCCACCGGCGAAAGCCTGCACCCCGATGAGATCAAGGCCGCATTCCGCCAGATACAAGCCCGCAACCCGGTCGCGATGGTGGTCATGGACGTGTTCGGTGCGCGGGACATCGCTGCGTGGATCGAGAACGAGGGCATCCAGCTCCAAGAGCACTCACAGGCCGACGCGCAAGCCGCGATTGACTACGAGCGGTTCATGGAAGGACTGCGCAACCACACCCTCCGGCACATGGGCGACAAGTTGCTCACGCGTCATGCGATGGCTGCAGCGGCGCGTCTCATGCCCTCAGGCAAGGTGCGATTCGGACGCATCAGCCGCGAGCGCATCGCGCAGCACCGCGTACAGGTCAATGACGCCCTGATCGCCGCGGCGATGGTCAATGCGGCTGCTTCATCGGGCGTGGACGAAGAGATATGGGTGGGCTCGGCATGACGCTACTGGACACGATGCTGGCACGGGTCGGACTGCAGCGGTACAGCCTGCAGCAGTACATCAACGAGACGATGGGCTACGGCGGCAACCAGTACCCACTGATGCCGACGCAGACCCTCACCGGTGGCAAGCAGGAGCGGCCATCGGGGTCGTTCGAGTCCTACATCCAGAGCATCTACAAGCAGAACGGCGTCGTGTGGGCCTGCATGGCGGCGCGGATGCTGCTGTTCTCCGAGGCTCGCTTCCAGTTCCGTCGCTTCATCGGTGGCCGGCCAGAGGAACTCTTCGGGACTGCCGCACTCGGAATCCTCGAGAGGCCGTGGACGAATGCCACCACCGGCGATTTGACTGGGCGGCAAATTCAGGCTGTCGACCTCTCTGGGAACAGTTACACCGTCCGCCGTCAGAATGAACTACGCCATCCGCGCCCGGACTGGATGACGATCGTCATCGGTAGCCCGAACACCCTGATTGAGAATCCCGGGGACGATCTCGACGCGGAGGTGGCCGGTTACTTCTACCACCGCGGCGGAATCAGCAAGGACCGCAACCCCGTCTTCCTGACGCCCGAGCAGGTTGGGCACTTCGCGCCGTATCCCGACCCGGCCTTCCGCTTCCGCGGTATGTCGCCGCTAACGCCGATCCTGCAGGACATCATGGGCGACGCTGCGGCGACGGAGCATAAGGTCAAGTTCTTCGAAAACGGAGCGACGCCGAACATGATCGTGGCGCTGGATAAGACCTTCAGCAACAAGGAAACCTATGACGCCTTCCTCAAGAAGATGCGCGAGGAGCATGAGGGCATCGCTAACGCCTACAAGACGCTGTATCTCGGCGCCGGCGCGACCGCGACCGTCGTCGGGTCTAACTTCCAGCAGATCGACTTCAAGAAGACCCAGGGTGGCGGCGAGACACGCATCGCTTCTGCGATGGGCGTGCCGCCAATCATCGTTGGCCTATCCGAGGGCCTGGACGCCGCGACCTACTCGAACTACGGGATGGCAAAGAGGGCGATGGCCCAGATCACGCTCGCGCCGCTCTGGCGGAATCTCTGTGGTTCCCTCGGGCATCTGGTCACCGTCCCGCCAGGGGCGCAGCTCTGGTACGACGACACCGACATCAAGTTCCTGCAGGAGGACGAGAAGGACGCCGCCGAGATCTTCCAGGTGAAGGCGAGCGCCTCGGAGGCATTGGTACGGGCCGGATTCGAGCCAAAGTCGATCGTGGCCGCAGTCGACACCGGCGATATCACCCGCCTGAAGCACACCGGACTCTTCTCGGTGCAGCTGCAGCCACCGATGCCCGACGGACCGCCGGAGCCGCCAGTTCCTCCTTCGGGTACAACTCCTGCTCTCCCAGTTGGC